AGTTCATTCACAAAAATTATTATTTTTTATGATTTTTTGGATAAAATGAGCTAAAAGCGCATAAAAACTGCGAAAAAACGTTTAAAAAGCGTTAAAAATTTAATAAAAATTGCAAAACGAGGAAAATGTGATGAAAAATTATGATGAAATTGCAATAAACGAGCTAAAACCGTATGAAAACAACGCAAGACTGCACTCTGAAGAACAGATTGAAAAGATAATCAATTCAATTAATGAATTCGGATTTATCGCCCCGGTTATCATAGACGAAAATAACATGATTTTGGTCGGGCACGGCAGAACAGAAGCGGCGAAGCGTGCAGGAATTGAAAAAGTACCATATCGGCGTATAACACATCTGACAGATGAGCAGAAACGAGCCTATATACTGGCGGATAATAAGCTTTCAGATATGGGCGACTGGAACATGGAATTGTTGAACAGAGAGCTCGAAAGAATTACGCTTGATATGCAAAAATTCGGCTTTCAAGAGCTTGAAGAAATAGAAATCGAGGACGAAGAAGAAACAGAAGAAAAATATACCAAAAAAATCAAGATTCCCCAGTACGAAATACAGGGAGGGGAGCCTGATATATCTGAATTATTTGATGATACGAAAACGCAGATTCTTATTGAAGAAATCAGGCAATCGAATGTTTCTGAAAAACAAAAAGATTTTCTTATTAAAGCGGCACAGCGTCATACGGTTTTCAACTACAAAAATATTGCCGAATATTACGCTCATCAGAACAAAGAGATGCAGGAACTCATGGAAAAATCCGCACTTGTCATTATTGATTTTGCTGATGCAATAGCAAACGGCTATGTAAAATTAAGTAAATTTATTGACGAAGTGTACGAGGGCAATCAAGATGATGAAATATAAAAGCTTTGCGGCGTTCATACTGTCGCATGGCAGGGCAAATAACGTGCTGACGTATGGCAAGTTAAGACAACACGGCTACACCGGGAAAATCTATATAATCATTGACGATGAAGATAATCAAGCAGATGAATATTATAACAGATACAAAGACGAAGTTATAATGTTCTGCAAAAAGGATATTGCTGAAAGATACGACACAGGTGACAATCAAAAGGAACGGCGAGTTGTATTTTTTGCAAGAAACGCTTGCTTTGAAATAGCGAAGGAATTAGGACTTGAGTATTTCGTTGAATTTGATGACGATTATAAAGATTTTAGCTTGAGGATAGAAAAAGACAACGAATTAAAAGATATAAATTGCTTGAAAAGCCTTGATGCTGTTTTTGATGCAATGCTTGACTTTTTAAACGAAAGCAAAGCGAAAACGGTGGCGTTTAGTCAGCCGGGGGATTTTATTGGCGGCAGATTCAGTACGGTATGGAAAAATCAGCTTTCAAGAAAAGCAATGAACAGCTTTTTTGCAAAACAAGCAATCAGTTTAAATTTTATGGGCGTATAAACGAAGATGTAAACACTTATGCGTTACAAGGGACAAGGGGCGACCTTTTCTTGACAGTTGCAAAAATAATGCTTAAACAGGTTGAAACGCAACAGAACAGTGGCGGAATGTCTGATGTATATTTAGACAGCGGAACGTTTGTAAAAAGTTTTTATAGTGTTATGTATGCGCCGAGTTGCGTAAAAATTGGAGTTTTCGGCAATTATTATAAGCGGATTCACCATAATATCAGCTGGAACAACTGCACGCCGAAAATATTAAACGAGAGGTATAAAAAATGAGCGGTAAAATGACATTAAACGAACAGGCAAAAGAAATACTTCGCATCGCAGAAGAAAGCGGCGTGCAGAGTAATTTCTTATTTATTACAACGTTCAAAAGGTATCAAGTGCAGTTAAATATTTTAACCGAGCTTGAAAAGAGCATTGAACAGACAGGAATGCTTGTCACAAAAGAATATGTAAAGAACAGGGCGAACGTATATTGCAATCCTGCCGTACAAGATTATAACAGAACAACAGACAGCGCAAACAAGACGGTTGCAACGCTGATGAAGATAATAAAAACGTTTAACGTCAGTGAAGAAGCCGAGGAAGGCGACCCATTAATGGCGGTAATCAACGGCGGCGATTCAGATGAATAAAGCGTATGATTTCTGTGTGAATTCGTACAAGAAGAAAACAACGCCGAAATACGTCAAAGCACAGATGCGTGATTTTATGCGTATATGCGAGAACAAAGACAAAAAATACATCGTCAGCGAAAAAAAAGTTAAACAAGTAGAAAACATCTTAAAACTACTGATAATGCCGAAAGGATTGAAAGCAGGAAATACGTTGTATGACTGTACAATGGGTTATCAGTGGTTTTTTTATATAGCTATATTATGCACGGTTTATCGGGATAACACAAAGAAACGGCGATATGAAACAGGCGTGCTTGAAATCAGCCGAAAGAATTTCAAGACATACACAATCGCAACGATTTTTATTTTGTTATTCTTGACCGAACCGCAATTTTCAAAGTTTTACAGCGTTGCCCCGGACGGGTCATTATCAAGGGAAATCCGTGAAGCGATTAGCGAAACGATAAGAAGCAGCCCTCTCATATATGACTACAAAGGGGCAAAACGCTTCAAGATTCTGCGTGATTATATTTTATTTAAGCCGACAAATACGCAATACATACCGTTGAGCTATTCAACGAGCAGAATGGACGGCAGGCTGCCGAACGCCTTTTGTGCTGATGAAGTCGGAGCATTGCCGACAAGCTATGCAATAGAAGCAATGAGAAGCGGTCAGCTCAATATTTTGAACAAGCTCGGATTTATTATTTCAACGAAATACCCGACAATAGATAATCCGTTTGAAGATGAAGTATCGTTCTCAAAAAAGGTGCTTGACGGTATAGAGCAGGACGAAGCAAGATTCAGTTTATTATATGAGCCTGATAATCCGAGAAATTGGGAAACGGACAACCTTGTATTACAACAATCAAATCCTGTTGCGTTAGAAATCCCCGAAATTTGGGAAGATTTGCTCAAAAAAAGAGCTTATGCAATAGCGGTTGAAAGCGCAAGAGAAAACTTCGTAACAAAGCATTGCAACATTATCTATCAAGGCGTAGGGACAGAAACATACATCGACACCAAAGACCTGCAGGACTGCAAGGTCAGCAATATTGACTGGCGTGGTCGGGTCGTATATGTCGGAGTTGATTTGTCAGAGAGCAACGACAACACGGCGGTGTCAATGGTTGCGGTTGATGACGATAACAAGATACTTGCGGACAGCTTTGCGTTTATTCCCACGGACAGAATGAACGAAAAGACAGCGGCAGAAAAGGTCGATTATTTTGAGTTATGCAAAACTGACAAGGTGACGGACTGCGGAACAAAAACGATTGATTATGCAGTTGTAGAAGATTTTATATTAAACCTTGAAAAAAAATACGGCGTACAGATTCAAGCGATAGGTTATGATCGTTGGAATGCTTTGAGCACGGCACAGAAGCTTGAACGAGCAGGATATAACTGCGTTGAGATAAGACAACATTCAAGCGTTTTACACCCACCGACAAAGCTGTTAAAAGAGAAGATACTCGCAAATGAATTTGAATATACGGAAAACAAACTGCTTGAAATCAATTTTCAAAATGCTCGGTGTACTTATGATACAAATAAAAATTTGTATGTGCATAAGAAAAAGAGCAAGGGCAAGGTCGATATGGTCGTCAGCCTTATCAATGCCGTATATTTGCTTCAGCAAGACGTATTTTTAAATCAAATGGATTTTGTTGTTCAAGTATTATAGCATTTTGCTGATGTCAGCAAAAAGGGGAGGAAGATATGAAAAATGTTTTTTATTTTCGGCATATAAACAGCATCGGGGGCATTGAAACATTTTTTTATAACCTTGCGAAAAAATACAAAGACAAAGACATAACTATTTTTTATCAGACAGGCGATAAAGAACAGATTGAGCGATTAAAAAAATACGTAAGAGTAAAGAAGTACAACGGCGAAAAGATTGAATGCGAAAAAGCGTTTTTCAACTTTAACCTTGATATTATAGACAACGTTAAAGCGAAAGAATATATACAGATAGCACACGGCGATTATAAATCAATGCATATCAAGCCGAACACACACCCGAAAATCACAAAATATATCGGGGTAAGCAAATTGGTCTGCAACACTTTTAAAGAGATAACCGGAGCAGAAACGGAGCTTTGCTACAATCCTATTGAAACGGTAAAGCCAAGAAAAGTGCTGAACCTCATCAGCGCAACAAGGCTGACGAGTGAAAAAGGCAAAGAGCGAATGGCGAAATTTGCGGCGATGTTGGGCAATGCCGACATACCGTATCAATGGATTATATATACGGACAATTTGCACGCAATACAGAACCCGAACATTATCTTCAAAAAACCAAGACTTGACATAATAGATTATATTGCAAACGCTGATTATTTGGTACAGTTGAGCGATAACGAAGGGTACTGCTATTCGGTGGTTGAAGCGTTGAGCGTGGGAACACCTGTTATAGTCACAGAATGCCCTGTATTTAAGGAAATGGGCGTAAATAAATCTAACGGCTTTGTTTTAGATTTTGAGCTTAAAAACGTGCCTATAAAGGAAATTTACAAGGGTCTTGATAAATTTGATTATAAGCCAAAAGCAGATAGTTGGAACAAGATACTTGCAAGCGGTGAAAGCACTTATCAGAACGATTTGAAAACAATAGTAGAAGCCGAAGCAACAACAGACTATTATGACCTTGAACTAAATAAGCAGATAAAAAAAGGCGAAATCATCAAATGCACGAAAGTTAGAGCGGAATGCCTTGAAGAAAACAACGTTGCGAAGCAAAGGGGAGTTGTAAATGGGATTATTCAAAAAAAGAGCGGCAGAACAGCCAAAACAGGAGTACACACCTGACAATAACGTGAATGATGTTCTATTAAGGGCACTGTTAAACAACGAAACAATAGACCGAGAAAAGGCGATGAGCCTGACAGCGGTTGCCGGGGCAGTCGATTTAATTTCAAGCACAATTGCAAGTATGCCGATTAAACTGTATAAGTACAAGCAAGGCAAGGTTGAAGAAGTCGAAAACGATTCAAGGGTTGCTTTACTGAACGGTGATACAGGTGACACGCTCAACGCTTATGAGTTGAAGAAAAACCTTGTCAACGATTATTTAATGGGCAAAGGCGGTTACGCATATATTGAAAGACACCGAAACGAAGTCACAGGATTGTATTATGTTGAAGATGTTTACGTTACGATTCTTCGCAATTACAAGCCGATTTATAAAAATTATGTGATTCTTGTCGAGGGTGAGCAGTACGCTCCGTATGATTTTATCAAACTGTTGAGAAATACAAAGGACGGAGCAAGCGGCACAAGCATAACCGAGGAAGTGTCGAAAGCACTTGAAACGGCGTATCAGACGTTATTGTATCAGCTCAATATTGTTAAGCTCGGCGGCAATAAAAAGGGATTCATCAAATCAGACCACAAGCTTGAAGCTGATGCCGTAGAAGCATTAAGGAAAGCGTGGCGCAATCTTTACGCTAACAATGAAGAAAATGTCGTTATATTAAACAAAGGTCTTGAATTTCAGGAAGCTTCAAACAATAGCGTTGAAATGCAGTTGAATGAGCACAAGAAATCTTTGCGTGACGATATAAACGATATTTTCCACATATATCCGAACGATTTCTGGCGGACATTTAAAGAAGCGATTTACCCGATTGTTAAAGCGTTTGAAACGGCGTTAAACCGTGACTTACTGCTTGAAAAAGAAAAGAAAAATTATTTCTTTGAATTTGACGTAAAAGAAATCGTTAAAGCAAACATCACGGAACGTTATAACGCTTATAAGACAGCGAAAGAAACAGGATTTATGACGCTGAATGAAATCAGACGAGCCGAGAACATGAACTACGTTGACGGTTTAGATGTCGTAAACGTTGGATTGGGTGCGGTGCTTTACGACACCAACACGCATAAATTCTATACGCCGAACACCGATTCAGTAACAGACCCGAACGACGGAGTACAGACAGGCGTTGAAAGTGAAACGGATAAATCCATTCAGAATATAATCGTTGACAAAGAGCTTGACACAGCATTTGAAGAAAGCGGCAACAGCTCGGAGGGTTAAAAAATGAATAACGTTATTATATGGCTACTGCTTAACGGCGTAGCCTTTAATGTTGTACTGCCTATATGGGCGGTATTTTTACATTTAAACGGTCTTTTATAGGAGGTGAGCGAATGAACGTAAATATCAGAGCTGACAGCGTAGAAATTGAGGGTTACGTCAACGCAATCGAGCGTGACAGCAAAACGCTTTGGAGCAGGACGGGTCCTTTCATTGAGAAAATCTGCAAAGGAGCTTTTAAAAGAGCTTTGGAGCGAAACAAAGACGTGCAGATTCTGTTAAATCACGATTGGAACAGAAATCTCGGAAGCACAGGAAAAGGCAACCTTGAATTGACCGAAGATAACATCGGCTTACACGCAAGGGCAGTTATAACAGATTCAGATGTTATCAAAGACGCACGAAACGGTGATTTGGTCGGTTGGAGCTTTGCGTTTGATGACGTTAAGCCTGACGGCGTGATTGAACGAATAATCGACGGCATAAAGCACAGAGCGGTGAAAGACCTCAACCTTTACGAAGTGTCAATTTTAAATCGTCAAAAGACACCTGCTTATGACGGTACGCTGATTATGGCAAGAGCAGAGGACAGCGACAAAATGATATACAGAGCCGAGCCGTTTTATGACGATTCGGTGGTAGTTTCTGAAAAAGAAGAAGAAGCAAAAGAAGAAACAAGAGATGCGCCTGAACAGCAAGAAGCTGAAAAAATAGACTATTCCAAGTACAACGAAATCATTAAAGAAATGAAGGAGGATTAACAGATGTACGATAAGGAACTTAAAGAAAAGAAAAACGACCTTATAACAAAGGCAGAAAATCTGCTTAAAAAGGCAGAAATGGAAAAGAGAGAGCTGACCGAGGACGAAGCGGCAGAGCTTGCCGAAATCCGTGACAACGTTAAACGTATCAAGGACACCCTTGAAGCAAAAGGATTTTTTGACGAGGAAGGCATGGAAGAAGCTCCGGCAGAAGAAGCTCCGGCAGACGAAAAGAGAGCTATGGAAACAAGAGCCGCCGAAGAGCGTAAAGAGTTTGAAACTTATATCAGAAATACGTTCAACGAAAGAGCTAACAACCTTACACCTGCGGCAAACAGCGGCGGTGTATTGATTCCGACAACGATTGCAAAAGAAATCATTGCAAAGGTTTATGACATTGCTCCGATTCTTAATCGTTCGCAGAAGATGAACGTAAAAGGAACGCTTGAAATTCCTTATTACGATGAAGATACAACCGCAATCACGGTGGCTTATGCTGATGAGTTTGAGGATTTGGCAAGCAATGTCGGCAAGTTCACAAACATCACGCTGACAGGTTATCTTGCGGGTGCGTTAAGCCTTATTTCCCGTAAGCTTATCAACAATTCAGATTTTGACATTGTCGGCTACGTTGTAAACAAAATGGCGTATGACATTGCGAGATTTATCGAGAATGAGCTTATCAACGGCACAGAGGGCAAAATAACAGGTCTTTCGACAGTCGCCAACGTTACGACAGCGGCTTCCGCTTCCGAAATTACCGCAGACGAGCTTATCGACCTGCAGGATAGCATCATTGACGAATTTCAGCCGAACGCTATGTGGGTAATGTCAAGAGCAACTCGCACCGCACTTCGCAAGCTGAAAGATGAAGTCGGCAGATACCTGCTTCAGGACGATATTACATCGCCCTTCGGCAAGACACTCCTCGGCAAGCCTGTTTACGTTTCCGACAATATGCCTGAAATGGCATCGGGCAACAGCGTAATTTATTACGGTGATTTTGACGGACTTACAACAAAGTTCAACGAGGAAATCAATATTGAAGTTCTTCGTGAAAGATTCGCAACACAGCACGCCTACGGTATTGTATCGTGGCTTGAATTTGACGCAAAAGTAAGCAATCAGCAGAAACTCGCTGTGCTTAAAATGGCTGGCGCGTCTGTATAATTTTAAAAAAAGCGGCTATGGAAACGTAGCCGCTTTGTATTTGTTGTTTGGGCGAGCCTTCAAAGGAGGGTAAACAATGAATAAACTGAAAAAAGTCAGCGAAATCGCCGTTACAGATATAGCGAGTTATATTCGCTTGCCTGAACTGGACGGCGATGATGAAAGAACGCTGACAGATTTATTACTGATTTCAAAGTCGTTTATAAAGAGTTATACCGGACTGACGGACACACAGATTGACGAGCACGAAGATTTTATTATTGTCGTGCTTATTCTTTGTCAAGATATGTGGGACAACAGAACATTATACGTTGACAACAGCAATCTGAACAAAGTTGTTGACACGATTCTCGGAATGCACAGCGTGAATTTACTATGATGTACGAACACATTACAAACGCAGGAAAGTATAACAAAAAAATAAAAATCTACAAAATTGTAAAAGGCAAAGACGAACAAGGTTTTCCGACAGAAGAAAAGAAGCTTGTTTTGACAGCTTACGCAAGCGTAAAGACCACAAAAGGCTATACGCTGATAATCAATAACAGTGATTTTGAAAAGGCGTACACGAATTTCACAATCAGATTCCCGAAAACACCGATCAACCGTGAAATGCTCATAGAGTTCAACAGCAAGACATACACGATTGAGTATCTCAACAACGTGAATGAAAACAACGTTGAACTTGAAATCCAAGCAAAAGAGGTCACGCATTAATGGCTGATTTTACTTTGGAACTTCCTCAAGATATTCTGAAAGATTTTGAAAATTTGTATCAGAACAGCGCTGACATCTTCGGGGAAATGACAAAAGCAGGAGCGGTCGCAGTTGAAAAAAACGTTATCGCAAATTTACCGCCTGAACTAAAACACAGCGGTTTTAAAAATTGCGTGAAAGTCACAAAGACATATAAAACGCCGAGCGATGACGGTATCAACACAAAGGTTATTATATCGGGATATTTCGGTGATGCGGACAACGAGAAACCTGCGCCGATGATAGCGAACTTTTACGAATACGGAACAAGCAACCGTTATACGTCAAGAGGTGCGTTCCGTGGAAAAATGACAAAAAAACCGTTTTTCCGCAGGTCATTTAAAAAATCGCAGATTGAAAAAGTAATGCTTGACAAGCAGAAAGAATTAACAGGAGGGCTGTTAGATGAATGAATTAATCGAAAGATTGTTTAAAGATTTTATGTGCCCTGTTTCTTTTCTTTATTATGACGGAAAGAAACCGACCTACGTCACATATCAGCTCACGGATTCAGACAATTCGTTGAGCGGTGACAACAGCCTTTTAAATTATGTAGATTACTACGACTTTGATATTTATTCAACTGGAAATTATTTCCCGATAGTTGAAGCAGTAAAAGAGATTTTGACAAACAACGGTTTCACATGGCAGCCGTCACGGTCAAGCGGCGATATGTATGAAACCGACACTAAAATGTATCACAAAACATTGTGTTTTGCGATTGAAAGGAGCGAATAAAATGGCAAGAATTGGTCTTGACAATTTCCTTATAGGAACACTGACAGAAGCGGCAGACGGTACGGCTACTTATTCAGCGGCGACAAAGCCGGGCAAAGCAATTTCCTGCAACGTTGCAATTACAAATAACGATGCTTCGCTTTACGCTGACGATGCGCTTGCAGAGAGCGACAGAGGATTCCAGAGTGGCACCGTTACAATGGGCATTGATGATGATGACGTAACGCTTCAGGCTCTTATCCTCGGCTGTACCAATACAAACGGCGAGCTTGTACGCTCAACCGAAGATGTTGCGCCGTACGTTGGATTCGGCAGAATTGTAACGAAACAGGTCAATAACGCATATAAATATGTCGTTAAATTCCTTTGCAAAGTAAAATTCAGTATGCCGTCAAGCGATGAGAACACCAAAGGTGAAAGCATCGAATTTGGTACAACTGAATATGAGGGCACTGTATCAGCTCTCGCAAACGGCGAATGGAGCAAAGAGAAAGTCTTTGACACCAAAGCTGCGGCGAAAACATATCTTGAAAGCCTTTTCGGGACTACAACAAGCGTATAATAAGGGGCGGCAATTAAGCCGCTCCAATTTATTTTTTTAAGGAGCAAATGAAATGAAAGAAATGAGCAAGAGAATTAACGTCAACGGTAAAGATTATAGGCTTGACTTTAACCTGAACGTAATGGAGGAAATCCAAGAAGAATACGGCACTATTGAAAAATGGGGCGATTTAACGGACGGCACAGAAAACGGTGAGCCGAACGCCAAAGCTGTTATCTTCGGATTCAGAGCGATGATGAATGAGGGCATTGACATAGACAACGAAGAAAACGGAACAGACACAAAGCCGTTGACGTTAAAACAGGTCGGCAGAATTATAACCGCAATCGGACTTTCGGAAGCGGCAACAGCATTGAATGACATTGTGATTGACAGCACAAAGGACGATGAAGAAAAAAACGCATAATCCCCGACGAAGCAGACGATGAACCGATAGATTTTACATGGTTTTATTTTATCGGAAAAACAAAATTAAATTTGTCGTTTCGTGAAACGGGGCGATTGACGTTGAGAATGTTCAACAAGTTATATCAGCATTATAAAAACGATTTTGACCTTGAAATGAGGTTAAAAAGCACAGATACAACATACGCCGAAGCTTACGCAAAGGCACAAAAAGCGGAAGAATGGTTTTAAAGGGGGGATTTTATGCCGTTTGGTGGAGCTGTCAAACTGACAGGTGAAAGCGAATATAAAAAAGCGTTGCAGAACATCACGCAAGGGTTGAAGCAGGTGTCGGCAGAGATGAAGCTGACAAGCGCAACGTTTGACAAGAATGACAAAAGTATAAACGCCCTTTCCGCACGAAGCAAAGACCTTGTTAAACAGTTAGATTTACAAGGCAAGAAAGTCGAAACGCTTAAAAAGCAGTATTCGGCTATGGAACAGCAATACGCACAGAACGCAAAAAAGAATGACGAGCTTGTAAAATCATACAATGCAGAGAAAACAAAGCTTGACGAAATCGGGCGAACATTAGGAACAAGCTCAAAGGAATACAAGGAACAAGAGAAAGTCGTAAATCAGCTTTCGCAAGAAGTGCAAAAGAGCACAAAAGCGCAGGAAGCTAACGACAAGTCGCTCGCACAGCTCAAAACACAGTTGACGA